GCTGTCGTCGTACTGACGGTTCACGTTACGGGTGAGCACCAGGTTGTTCTCGAGAATCTCGAGAGCTTTGCGGGTGATCATGTCGATCGTTAAGATACTATTAGACATGGAAAAAATCCTTTAAAAATTGTTTAGCGGTTTTGTGCTTGCAACTTTTTTATCTGTCTTGCTCTTTCAGCTTCAATCCACTGCGAATCAGTCATGGTCTTGGTAGACCGTGGATCCGTAGTGTCATAGGCTGGGCCCCCAGAGGAGCGAGCGGTGACAGGTGAAATCGGTGCTGGCGCTGACGTAGTTCTTTTCACGGGAGGATCGGTAGCCAACTTGGCCTCAATTCTCCCAATTTCTTTGGCCTGCATGATAGGCGCAAGACGAGATATACGATCCGCTTCCTTGGGGTTAGCACCGAGGTAGTAAGCTACTTCAGGGCCTATGTCCGAGGCTTGAATCGTCTGAGCCATCACGTTAGTAATTGGCAGCTTGGGGTTGTAGGCGACTTGTTCAAAGTCGTCGTACTTAGTCCGAGCTTCCTCTTCCTTTTCGTGGTAGGACTCAAGAATTGCAGATTGCTGCCTTGCTTCTTCTCGCTGGGCAAGCAGTTGTTCGGCTTTCTGGTAGGCCAATGCGTCTGCATAGGCTTCAGGGCTTTCAAACTGATCGACTGGCGGGACGTTTGCTGGCGCTCTCAGCGTCTGGGCTTCCGCTTGACGTTGAGACTGCTCTCTTTCCCACTTACGTTGCTCTCTTGCAAGTCGTTTGCCGATGGCTGCATCGAGTTCTTCTTGGGTAAAAACCCGTGAAGGCTCTTTTGCTTCTTCAGCGACTTCCGGCGTTTGAGTTGCTTCCTGAGTGGCCGTCACTTCTGGAGCTAGCGCGGAGTCTACTTCCGCTAAGGTTTGTTGGACTTCTTCAGTCATTTTTGAATCTCAATGATTCCTCGGTGAACCTCGCCGATACGGTTTTGTCAGCATTATGCGGCAAATTCTTTAACTCGTGCAACTGGTAAGCTATTGGCGCGTACATGGCATCTTGCAGCGCAAGTCCGTCTTCTGTATTTAATAACTCCCATTCGTCCATCATGCGTCCGTTGTCATGTAACTAAGCGAAAAATCTAAACGAGTAGCATTAGTAATGCCCGTATCTGTTAAGTTAGTAATTGCCGTGCCTGACGCTTGTGCCAACAAGAGTATTGTCTTAGTGTTGTTGTTTGCAAGCCCACCGATAGTTACAGGGGTTACATTGGAAATTGCCCCAAATGTAACAGATGGGTCAAAGGCCGGAGAAAAATTAGCCACTGTAAAAGGTAAACCGCTGATGCTTAGTGAACCAGTAATCCCGCCTTTGCTGCTTAATTCAATTCTGCCCCACAAAAATACCAAATCGCCAACTCTTGTCCAACGACCAAACTGGCTGGCGTAAGTTGGCGTTCCAGGTGTGGCTGCCGTTAAAACAGGCGTCCAATCACCAACCCTTGACAAGGTTTGAACAGACAAAACGCGCGTTACGTTATCAAAACCCATTTCGCTGACAATTTGCACATTATCCGTTGTATTAACAATTGTGCGCTCGTCCTGTTCACCTGACTTTTCACCCCCAACGTACAAAACCTCACGAGCATTTTCCGTAACAAGAATTTCACAGTCTGAACCTGTAATTAGAGTTACGCCGTCAGTGTTGTAAAAACCTGACCTAAATTCAGAATGGCAAGCGTAAAACTCAACTCGATTTGCGTAGTTGACTTTGTAAACATACGGGTCAGACGACGCAAATCGAGTGTTAAAAAATCGAATGCCTTGGATTCGTTTTGCGGTGTTTGGGTACAGTTGTCCGTTGATATACAAACCGCCGCCAGTAGTGCTACGCCTAACGCCTTTACGCACATTGTTAATGTATAGACGTAAACCGCATGAGGTATCGCCAATGTTGCAGCCAATGACATTTACATCACTAATACCCCCAGATGTTCTTGTATCTAGCGAAGTTAACTCTAAATAATTATCACCCGAAACTGGTTGACCTTGTGCGCCTGTAATTTGAAAACCAAATTGACCAAAGAATTGGCAGTCGTAAGCACCAAATCCATCACCAATACCACCAACGTTTGAGCCGTCAAGAGAAACAGCGGCAGTTGTCCAAAGACCAGACACTGAAATAGACTGCAACACAGCATTTGCACGCTGAACAATGACGCCGTAGTTGTAGTTGCTGGTTGGGTAGTCTGTTGCGCTGTTAAACGGCAACGGATAATTGGTATCAGGGTTTTCGTTTGTAATAACAGAAAAATTAGCCAATGTCACGTTCTGGTCAAGCACGCGAATGCCCCATGCAACTGCCGCATCGCTGTTGCTAGTGTAATCACCAGTGTCGTAAGCAGCCCGCCAAACGATGCGCGTAATTTGTTCTTTGGTTGGACTGCCGCCAAACATCAAAATGGTGTTGTCAATTCCTTGACCGTACACAACCATTTGGTTGCTGATGGTAAGTTTGCCGCCGTTGAAAAAGTATTTGCCAGCAGGAATGTACAACGACTGACCTGAGGCTTCGGCGGCGGCTATGGCTGCTTGAAAAGCCGCAGTGTTGTCTGTACCTGTTGTAACGCCAGCATCAGCAACAGCGCCAAATGCTGAAACGTCAACAGACGCATTTTTCAGCATTGCATAATCGACTTTTGTCAGTGCCATGTTTATTTCCTTTGTTACCAGTTAGCCAATGCTGTGTACTTAGCGCCGTCTTCAACATCGGCCTCAAACTCAGTTTTTTGATCTTGCGAATAGTTGCGGACTTTTACGCGCTTAAGTTCTTCGCCAACAAGCTCAAGCCAAGTGGCTTCTAGCGTGTTTGATTGTATGTCGTGGGTCACAGTTGCAACGTACATATTTATCCTTTAAGCAGTCACTGCTTTGGTAACCGCAAAGTTGAACACTGGCGCATCGCTTGCAATACCGCCTGTAGTATAGAAGGTAATGTTGAAACTTCCAGCAGCAACAGCAGTTACAAGCGTGTTGTACAAGTTAGTGCCAGACTTTTGGCAAACATTAACTACGTCAGTCGCAGCCACTGTTGAGTTGGTGACTGTAAATGTTGTTGCGGTAATTGAACCAGCAGCAGTAAACAGCGTAATTGCGCCGTTAGTTTTGTTTAATGTCACGCCAGTCGTGCGTGAAGTTCCTTGGGTAACAGTGCCACCCGAGCCTGTCGTGTAGCCAAGACCGCCAGCGCCAAACACTAGCACATCACCAGAAAACAAGTTTTGTGCAGTACCAGCAGCGTAAAAGTTGTACCTATTGGCTGCGGCAGCAATTGCACCATAGAAACCGTAGTTATTTGTGGCTCCAGTAAGACTTGAGTCAGCGTTGAAGCCGTACTGAGTTGTTACGGCAGAAGTAGCGCCGAACGTACCTTGGGAAGCTGCATAGTGGCTTAACAAGGGCAAAGTAAACGATGCTGCTTGAGTACCGCTTTGCGAACGGATGCCATATGCGTGGGTGGTTACATCCGACTGAAAAGTAACCGCGCCGTATATCCCGTAGGCTGTAACTGCACCAGTAACTGTTCCGCTGACAACTACTTTTCGTCCAGTAGTGTTTGTTGAGCCAATACCAACTGATTGAGTGCTACTGATACGCATTGCCTCAGTAGGCGAACTTGCACCGTCAGCCGTGGTGCTAAACACCAAGCGGCCAGGCATGTCGTTTGTGCCAGGCGTGCCGTCTACTGCGGCGTCAATAAAAGCTGCTGGAATTTGTGCAGTGCCATCTGACCCAGAAAAATATACGCGGCCAATGGTGTCGCCAGAATTAAGGATAGCCCCTGAAGCTCTAGCTTTTGCAAACTCAAGGTTGATTGGTGTAGTTGAATCTGCTGTGCGATAAAAAGATAACGGAGCAGTCCCGCCAAGAATTTGCACTTTTGCAGAACCAACCGCCGTGGTTGTCGCAGTTGTGCTACCAACAAAAACTGTACCTGCTGCATCAACGGCAAAAGGCGTACTGTCTGGGCTTGTAGAATCTTCAATCAACAAAGCGTTGCCAGCACCAAGCTGCGTGATGCGAACAGCATTGGTTGCTGAATTAGCATCAACAAATAAGCCAGACGCAGATACATCTCGCCCTGCTGTCAAGTTGACAACAGACACTTGTTCTGTAACACCGCCTTGAACAACAGGCAATACCTCAGTACCCGCCAGCGGAGTGCTGGCAGCGGGTAGCGCGGATATTTTTGAATTGCTCATTTCAGCAAGCAGAATCCAACTGCGTAACCTTTGGTAGCGTCAAAAGGTTTGCGAATTTCCATGCAACGCATGTTGGTCGCGGTGTTCGACTTGACGCCAGTTCCATTATCACCTGCTGCAACAAAGTCGCCGACTTGCACATCAGCACCGACACGGACATGCACTTGACCAAGCAAACCAACACAAGTCCATTCGTCTGGGCGCTCTGACCTAGGCACGTTCTCTGTGTTTGGGTTGTAATCAGGGTTTTCAATCGGCACAGAAATCATTGGCTGTGCAACTGGATTAGGAATCAATGGTGCGTCTTGGCCTGTGGCTTCAGTACCCGCTGGTCGTTTCCAATTAGGGTCTTTAACCATTGGTTGCCAGTCTGGGTCTGGGATGTCGTGGTACAGCAATTGACCAAATTCACCAGTTAGGTAACGCTGTGCCCAAGTGAATGGGCTGTCACCCGCCGCAATCGAAGCCGTTGCAGACACAACGCCAAGAATGGCGTCGCCCGGCTGCGTTGGCTTAATCTTGCGGCCCTCAAGCGACACCAAAACACCAAGGTCAATTTTGCCGTTGGTTGCATTTTCAAAATATTCAGCGTAGTCGGTAAAAATTGCGCTTTGTGTCAGCGTTCCAGCGATGCTCATGTTGCCTGTAGCAAACATGTGAAACTTGCGGTTTGCTGTGCTGGCGCTTCCAGTTGCGTTATCACCAAAAGCAAAAGATCGTGTTTGGTTGTTAATTGTTCGGCGACCAAAAACTAAAGCACCATCTGCTGTTGCTTGGCTGTTATTGCCTGCCACAACCGCAGAACCGACACCGCTTGCCGTTGACCCATTTGACGCAACAACAGCGGATTGAGCCCCCGATGCAGTTCCTACATCACTTGCCAACTGCCCTGCGTTTTCACCACTTGTCGTGCCATTTGATGACGCAACTGATGCTGACCGCAAACCGCTTGTTGTTTGGGTAAATGTCGCAAGATTGGCAGATGTTTGTCCTGATGTAACGGATGCTGATGTAGCAACGTTTGCGGAAAAGTCCCCAGTGCCGTTATCAACCGTAGCGTCAACACGGCTTGAATAACCAGACCCACCAGAAGACAGCGTAATGGCTGTAATGCCGCCCGTGCCATTGATAGTTGCAACCGTAGCTGCGGCACCTGCACCTGAACCAGAACGGTCATAGAACACAAGTGCATCACCAACAATGTAGTTTGCACCCGCACTGTTGATTGCAACTGCTGTAACAGCGCCAGTTGTTACAGTAACTGTAAATCGTGCTCCGCCGCCACGGCCTGCATAAGAACCAGTAGATGCAAAATTGGCTGAGTTTCGACCAGTTGCGTATGACGACCTGACCGCGATGTTCGCGTTGGATTCGTTTTCGCAACCAGAGTAGATTGAGGCAAGGTTAATGCCTCGAAAACCGCCCCAAACCCAGCATTCTTCAGTTGCAATGTTTGCCGACTGTGGAACCCAAGCCAATGATTGACGTGCTGAATAATTACCAGATACGTTGCCTTTAGCCCAAGAATAAATTGACCCAATGTTTACGGCACGGACAAACTCAGAACGGCTATTTGAACTTGCATCAACAAGCAATGTGTCTGTGTTTGTTCGACCGCTAATAGTTGGCAACGGAATCACACCGCCAGAGTAAGCTGCGTCGACGCCGCCGGTGTCCGTCGAGCTTGAAATGGCGGCTTTGTCTTGCGCGGCTTCAATGGTTACGCTGCTGACAATAAAGTTGCCGTTGACATACGTGTTGCCTGTTGGATAGGCGTTTACAACATACGTTAATCCAGTCAAATCAATAATTTGGCCTGTAAATTCAAACTCAAGCGCGGTAAACGCTAATGTGTCGTTTGTTACGCCGTTGCCCACAGCACCAAAATCAATCGGCGTAGGGAATTGGGCCAACTTATCTTCAACCGTTGTTTCAACCGAAGCAGTAAACGGTGGGTCGTAAGTGACCAAAGAAGCATCGGTAACAGTTGTAGAAAGACTTTGCGCCGTAGTAAATTTAACCAAAGCGCCGACATGCAAGCCCGCAGTGAAAGTCACAACGGTCGCGCTTGTCTCAACATACGCATAAGACGAGCCATCGTACTGATTTACGCCGTCAACGTACACAGTCAGGTTGTTTGTACCAGGCTGGTATTCCATCGTGGTCAGCGTAAAGACGGTCTGACCCGCAGTGGCTGTTTGAATTTCTGTCTCAGTGACAAAATTTACAAAGTTAGAGTTGATACCAACAATGTTGTCGTATGTGCCAATCAGTACATCATTAGCGTCTTTAATTACAAATTTATAAGTCAAGCCATCAGTCAACCAAATTTCGCCGCTTGGCACACGACCAGCCGAGTCCAAAATGATGGGGTTGGTATGGGCAGTTGCGCCTGCCGCGCTAGTGTATGTGGTCTGGTTGGTGGTTGTGCCAGCAGAATAGGTGTAAATCTTGCCGCCTGACAAGATTACACCGTTGTTGTTAAAAAATTGGGCCGCTACGCCGCCCACGGGGGAGAGATTGACGGCCATGATTAACCTTTATTCGTAGACAATTGTGTATTCGATGGTGTTAGCAATGTCGATGTACAGACCTTTGCTAAACCAAATACCAGCCGGAAAACTGAGGTACTGAGTGCCTGCGGCAACAGTTACAGTGTTAGCAATTTTAGGATCGCTAGTGCTGGCAGTTGCGCTGTCATACAGAGCAAAAGTGCCGCTGGTAGTTGTAGACACGAACACACCGTACAGCTTGCCGCCGCCGATTTTCACTTGGGCATCTGCGTTGCCTTGTTTGTAAATAGCCATCGTGTTTCCTTACGCTAAAAAGCGGAGTTTGTACAAAGTTGTGAGATACAGCTCAATGATATTATCAATCAATTGCTGCAAAGATGAATCAGACTTATCTACCACTTCATAGCGGCATTTTTCAATGTCATCCAATTGCCCTTGCAGGAAATCGATGATGTTGGCCGTTTTGGTGGCTGAGTGCAGCGTGATTGGCCCCATCAAGCCATGACGGCCTTGATAGGCTTCAGCAAACGCGTCTGCATGATCAATGATGCTGTCATAGAACGTATTGAGTGCAACATGCTTGCTGTAGCTGCGAGTGTTCAAATGCACTGAATGAGCCACATCTCTGGCCAAAAACAGCATTCCTACAAAATCAGCGGCCTTGTACATCATTGGGGTATTCCTTGTGGTGGCATCATTTCGCCTTCGGGCGGTTGTGCATATTCGGCCTGTTCAGGCATCATTTCATTTTGTTCCCGACCTGGCATCTCGTAGATCATGTTCTGGGACTCCATTGCGGCAGCGACTACGCCCATAGCAATATCTTGGATCTGTTGCTCAGTCATGCCTGCTTGCACCGCAGCAATTCGTTTGGTTTCGGCTTCGTAGAATTTCACCTGAGCCTCAAAATCTTTGCGTTCCATGTCTTGCGCTTCGATAGATTTGCCCACGTTAATGATCATTTGGTGCATCTGTTCCATCTCTTGGCCCATCGCTTGGATTTGCTGTTCCGCTGCCTGCAACTCAGGCGGCTTGTCGCCGTCAGCCATGAGTTTGGGGTCAATGGTCTTGGCAAACCGTTTGGCCATTTCTTGGGCACCAGGCCAGTCCATGTTCTTGACAAACAAGTCGCCAGCCACTTGCCACAGTTGGGGGTTACCCTGCAACAGTTGAGCCATTGCTTCCAAAGCCTCTTGGCGTTTGGTTGCGTAGCCTGGGCCAGTGGCCACCACCACATCGTACTTGCCGACGCTTGGGTTGTAAATCTTGTCGATCACCACATCGTCTTGCATGATCTTCTTGACTGGCTCTTGTTGCATAGGGTCAATCTTGACCATCTTGGTTTCGCCGTCCAAGCCAATGATGCGGGCCACGCGCTGTGTATCGTAAATCTTGGGGATCAAGTCCACAAGTTGACGCACAATGTGGCGTATGCCACGGGCCAAGTTGTCGCCGTAGTGGTAAGTGCCCACGTCGCCCTCGCGTTGGCGAGCCAAAATGGCTCTGCCGCTGCGCTCATTGCTTCCCATTCCCAAAGATGCGTTGTATTGGCCGGTAGACGCTTTGATGTCCTCAGATGCGCCAGCTTTAGCTTGCAACAGACCGCTGGAAGCCATTGGAGGCTGCGCCCGCTGGGGTAATGGCAGCACGGCACCTTGGCCGTCTGTGACATCTGGGTTGACTTCCAAATACGGCCAATTGGTTGTGTTGGCGGTCTTCCACTGGTTTTCGTAGCCTTCAAACTGGCCACCGTAACCAATAAACGGCGCTTTGGGCGCCAAAGCCAGCATCTCTGCTTCTTGGCTCACCCAGTAGTTGTACATGCGCTGGGCATCTTTGGCGTTACGCACCAAGCCCGACACATACAAGCGGCCATCAACCTCAAATTCATTGCCGACAATGCGAACTACGGGGATGTATTTCCCCGCCCAATCGCGTTCTTCAAGAATTTCATAGCCGTTGATCTTGCAGTATTTAACTTTGACACGATCAGATTCACGAGTTCTTTTAGGTTTGCCATAAATTTCTTTCAGTTGTTTGTCCTCGGGGGTGCCGTCAAACGCGGTCACATTGCCAGGGTACAGGTTAAGCGTTGCTTTGTCGTAATCTAAATAGTAGTAGTCAGCAACGCGGATGGTGTCTTCCATGAGCCACTGGCTCAAATTTTGGTCGCCAACACCTAGCGTTTGCAAGGTGGTGATGGGCGCAGAGTCGGGGTACATCCGCGCGTATTCTTCTTTGGTGATGTCTTCAGTAACAAAACACCACTTGGCGTCTGCGCCAGTCGGGTCTTGGATTGTTGGATCCATGTAAACGCTGAATGAGTTGCGTACACGGCCAATCTTGATGTCTTGGTCAAACGTGTTTTCGTCGCAGTATTCGGTCAGGATGCGGATGTAACCTTCGCCGTAGGAGACTTGGTTTTCACAGGCCGTGTCGTAAGCGACATCTGCGTCGGAGATGTATTCAATGTGTCTGACCATTCCATTGAAGATTTCTGCAACTTCAACATCTGCGTGGTCGTCGGCTGGAATAACTTTGCCACTTGGGCGATTTTGTCTTTGGTCATTGGTCACCTGCCTTACGTGCTGGGGCAACTTGTTAACTGTCAAACACGGTCTTGCATTGATCGTCTGACCTTGCACTGCGCCGCGTGTGGCCAACACATCTGCTGGCCATTGCCAGCGGTTGTCGGGCGAACCAGCGTAGAACTTCAGGTCGTCGATCTCATCTTCGCGGGACTCAGACAGTGCGCCAATGGCCATATCCAAACGCGAGCGAGCGGTCGCCAAGACATTAGACTCTGAGCCTTTTTCCTTGCCACCGTTGGCCACAGCACCGGCTGCGGCGATGCCTGTGTAATCTGCCATTATTTTTTCTTTGTTGGTTTTTGCGCTTCGCGCTTGACTGCGTAAGCAATAGCTACAGCCTGCTTGACCGGTTTGCCAGCTTTAACTTCCGCTTTGATATTCTTGCGAAATGCTTCGGGGGACTTTGATTTAACGAGCGGCATGTTATTTCTTCTTTGCAGTTTTGGCAGAGTCTTTGAAGTCTTTGGCCGTTGGCGCGTTCTTGCTACCAGGCTTGTTCATCTTCTCGCCAGAACCCGCTTTGATGCGAGCTTGCTTTGCGTGGATGTTTGCATAGAGTCCAGGTTTGGTAGCCATATCAACACTTCCATCGTTTAAGGGCTGCTTTAGCGCGTTCGCCATCTTTGGCGTTGGCCGCTACAGCGCCCATTCTTGCACAAAATGAATCTTTGCGCCCTTGGTCTGCCTTGGTCTTAGGGTTGGGTGCTGGCGCTTTAAGGTTAGAACCCGTTGCCGCATTGTACTTCTCGCGGCCTTTGGCGGTCAAACCAGCGCCCTTAGATGTGGGTAGCTTCTCGCCTCGACCTACTGACAGTGATACTTTTTTCATGATCCCATCCATGATGCGTTGACACCACTACCCTGCGAGTTTACGCGGCGGGTTGGCTCAACATATTGCCGATGTGCTACAGGAAACGCAAATGTAACAGCAATTGCGTCGGCAGCATCGGGAGACGCCAAACCGCGCGACTTCATGTCCTTCTTGCTTTCCAAGAAAATCGTCCCTCTTGAGTCAGGCTTCATCATAGGCGAAATCAAGTCGGTTTTCAAGAACCTGTCGTTTGGAATCGCCGCCGTCTTGAGCCATTCACGCATGTCACCCCACATCTGCGCTCTCATATTGCCGTACATGATCGGGTTCTTTGCCTTATTTCCAAAATTTACACCCTTGATCTTGTACCGCTGTTCTTTGAGCCGATCCACAATCCCCGCCCCTAGCCCACCTTCGTCGATCACGGTGAGCGTCGGCTTAAATTCCTCAATCGCTTCGATTACATGCCCCACCACCGTCATGGTGTCGTCGCCTCTATGCCGCATGATCTTCACAATATCGCGCCCCTGCCGCACCGCGATGACCGTGGCATCCGCTCCAAACCGTGCGGGGTCTACGCCAATCACAATCGGTGCTGACTGATCCTGGTACTTGGGGCGCTTCATTGCGTCGTCCACAATATCTGCCGCAATAAACTGGTCGTCGCCCGCATTGGGGAACTGACCGTATACCTCGACGTGCGCCTGGGACGAGTCGGGCCCATATTCGGCAATGATCCGCTCATATACCTGTTTGTCGGTGCCCTCGACCGTGCGGGCGTCCACGACACGGGTCTTCCAGAACTCGCGCTTGCTGTTAAACGCTTCGTAAAAGTACCCTGTGTTGCGCCGTGGGTTGGAAAACGCTAACCAAAAGCGATTCGGCGTGTTTTCTGTGAAAAAACCGCCAGTAACCGCCCAGATTG